ACTAGGCATGGTTGCATGGATTGTATTGTTAGTGACTATATCGTACCAAGCGTGGACTAAGTACACCAACCACAAAAGAACATAAATACAAACATATTAATTATGGTTGTATATTATGTCAGCAAACGGTATATCACATCAAGCATTAAAACGCGATAGGCAGGACCAAAAACGTATAGTAAAAACTATGTAATTCCGCTTATGGTACCTGAAAAATTTGATATTGAAGTGCGTGCGTACTCAACAACAAACAACTCACTTGTCTCATCTACATTTAATATTATTCTAATTGATAATCCATAAAACGGTTTAAAATTTTAAGTTACCTAAGTTTATTGCTATATAATAATGTAATGTAATTAATTATGTCGGAATAACATATATGAAATTTAGCAACCCGTTCAAGAGTAGAAAGAGCAAGAAGAAAGAAATACATAAAAAGAAACTTCTAAGTGCAAAACAGACCGCAACAAATAACAATGAACCATGGGTATCTGTTCTAGACATGGAAGTGGATATGAAAGATATTAGCAATGGGTCATTTGAATTAGATTGGAACGACATGTTCGTCACTCGCTTAATGAAGGCTGGTTATCAAGGGAAAACGGATGCCGACATGGTAGACCAATGGTTTCAAAGCATATGTAGAAATATCGTAATGGAAACATACGAACAAGAACAAAGTGACCCTAATATACGCAAAGTAGACTTGGGCAATGGCAGGTCTGAAATTAGTTAAATGATTTTATATGTTAATGGTGATAGCCACACTGCCGCTGCAGAAGCAGTTAATACACATGCATTTGCTGAAGATGACGGAAATTTAGCACACTTAGGACGCATGCCACACCCCGATAACTTAGCAGTATCATGGGGTAAAAAACTTAGTACGCTATTAAAAATGGCTTTCTTTTGTGATGCTGAAAGTGCGGCGAGTAATGATAGAATCATACGCACCACCAAAGAGTACATTGATAACTACACACAGGACGTTTCTGGTTTATTTGTGGTTATTGGTTGGAGTACGTGGGAACGCGAAGAATGGACAATAGATGATGTTTATTATCAAATCAATGCTAGTGGCACTGATATAGTACCCGATGACTACGTTGAAAAGTACAAAGAATATGTAACAAGTGTTAATTGGCGTCATAAGACCAACCAAGCACATAACGATATCATCAAACTACACGAATGGCTAGACGATAAAAACATTAAGCACATATTCTTTAACGGCAACAACACATTCGAACAAATCCAAACTAAATTTGATTTCGGTACATCATACATAGAGCCATATAATAAAAATTTCAGTTACAATGATTATTTAATTAACAATGGGATATATACTGTATCCAACCATTCGTATCATTTTGGAGAAGATGGACATACCAAGTGGTCAAACTATATGTTAAAATATATTATCAAAAATAAACTTATTTAATACATGAAATACATTTTAGTAGATACAATGAATTTGTTCTTTAGGGCGAAACATTCATCTCATCGAGCAAGTGATACGTGGACAAAATTGGGATTTTGTTTACATATTATGTTCAGTGCTGTAAACAAAGTGGTTAATAAGTTAGGTGCTGACCATGTGGTATTCTGTTTGGATGGTCGTAGTTGGCGGAAAGATGTTTATGAACCATATAAGAAAAATAGAAAAGAACTTCGAGATAAAATGTCCGACAAAGACCGTGAAGATGATGAAGTGTTTTTTGAAATTTATGAGAAATTTCATAAATACTTACAAGAACAGTCTAACTGCACTGTTCTCAAAAATGACAATGCAGAGGCAGACGACTTAATTGCAAGATGGATTGCCCTACATCCCACGGATGAGCATATCATAGTAAGTAGTGATTCTGATTTTTATCAGTTACTCACTAATCATGTTGCGCAATACAACGGAATCTCAGACCAATTAATCACCCTTGATGGATTCTTCGACTCGAAGGATATGCTCGTCATAGACAAAAAAACAAAAGAACCAAAGTTGCCCCCCAACCCTAAATGGCTATTGTTTGAAAAATGTATGCGTGGCGATTCATCAGATAACGTTTTTAGTGCTTTTCCAGGAGTAAGAACGAAAAGTACCAAAAAACGTATTGGGTTAATTGAAGCATTCGACGATATGGATAACAAAGGTTACGCATGGAACAATCTCATGCTACAACATTGGACTGACCATAACGATATAGAACACCGTGTGATGGACGACTACAAACGCAACAAGCAGTTAATTGATTTAACACAACAACCATTAAGCATTAAGGAATCAATCGATATTACAATTAATACATCAATAACCTCAAGTGACGTCGGTAATGTAGGAATACGCTTTCTACGGTTCTGTGGGGAATATGATTTAAATAGTATATCGAGATATCCACAGCAATATGCCAAATGGTTAAACAAGACATATAAAGGAGTAATAAATGATTAAAGCAAAGGCAGTGTCCAATAAATTTTGGATTTTAAAAGATGATAGTGGAAAAATTGGTGAAATTAATGCCATTAGAAGTGGGTACACTATTAATATTAATGGCAATAAAGTTACATTTGATTCGTTGGAAAATCTAAAAACCGACACTGGTATTGAATTTACCAAAATTCATACAAAACCAATGGATGATTGTAAAACAATATATGGGTTTCCATATAGTGGTGATAAATTCAATGAAACGTGGAATATCAAAACACAAATGCCATTATTTACAAAGAGCGATGATAGTAAATCTTGGTTTGTTGCTGGTTATTTCTCAGTAAAAATCAAAGGAAAATGGAGAACAATATTATCACCAAAGTTGTTAATATTGGAAAGAAATGAATATAAAGGACCATTCAAAACTATACCAAATGATAACGAAGTGATTGTAGAACCATACGGCGGTGATATTGTATCTAAATTATCATTTGGTGATAACTCACCTCTAGTCAAATGGTTTAAATGATTCACATCAATAGATTCATCGATAAAGTCAAATTTTTTGAATCAAAGAATAGTAAAGATTTTATTATCCCACTAACAGAGGCAAAAAACCTACACACAGATATAACAAAATTATTATTGGTAATACAAGAACACCAATCACATAATAATCAAATGACACAAAGTTCATCGGATACATCAGTCGATGGTGGTGATTGGTAATAGGATATGTTCAATGAATTGGCGACAAATACATCAATTATATTTGCTCCTAACACCAGAGGAAATTTTGTCAGGAATTGTCTAACACTTTCTCCAAATGTGGCGGATGCCTCATTAAAAATGACAAATTCTGAATCTCGTGTGGAATTATACAAAAAACGAATACTATCACATCCATCTATTACGGATAACCCACCATGGGGACCAGGTCATGTAGATGGATTGGCAGGAGATTCAAGAGAACGATTATCCAATTCTGATTCTTCAAATCATTATTTCCACTGCAGTCACTTAATTTCAATGTCGTTTTTGATGGACTTACCAAATTCCAAATTCATAGTGATAACATTGGATGAGGAAGCCATATCACATTTCAGCAATAAATATCACTATGACACATATTTATTAAAAGAGATAAACTACTACAATGACTTTAATTTTCTTACCAATTTCACCAAATCCAAAAAATGGTACAATTTGCCATACAATGACATTTTAAATAAAGATAAATTTATAAACCATTGCACGATAATAAACTCCGAAGTGGTTACTGACATGATTTCAGATTATTACGATGTATACTACAGTTTATGCATAGAAGATAATCCAAGGTAATTTCATAAATATCATTGTATTGTTTCCAATGAACCGCATTTATGCCGAGACCTTCTCCGAATATTTTACTAGAATCCAAACCATCACCATCATATAAATTCGAACAGGTAATACAAAGTGATGGGGTTTGGTCTGTGCATTACAAAGATAGCCCAATTAATCTTAGAACCGCATCTACAATGGCATTTTCTACACCTAGGTATAAACCAACATCATTTGCAAACAAAGGGCATGCCATAAATCTAGCCAAAAAACTGAATAAACAATTTGACACAACTGAATTTACAGTTGTTATTTCCAATGACACAAAGACTATCTATTCAGAATAAAAAACTTATCGTTACGAATGAAATGCTCAATACATTCCCTGAAAATTCAAGGTATGATTTGCGAACGGCATTTATTAAATGGTGGATTAATTCTAGGAAAACCGGTGGGATGAGATTAACCAGTAATGGTTACAAACTTCTTTCGAAGATGCAATATGCAACGTATCGCTTTAATGTAAGAAAACCGACATCACCAACTAATTTACTAATTATGGACAAACACTTGGAATGTCCGTATTATATAGATGGATTGGGGTGTGTTGAGTCAAAAATAGTGATTTTTGGTGGAGCGGAAGCGACAATAATAAGCCTGTACACGGATTTTAATTCATTCCTGAAAACATATCATTAACTTGGAATTGGAAGTTATTAACGATACAATCTAGATAACCATCGATAATATATTCTTGATTTTTCTTTAACCTAGGCAATAAACCTTC